ATGAATGAGGCAGAGGTAGATAAACATATTGATACCTTTGGAGAGATGCTGAAGGTACACCTGAAAAGTTTTCTCTATGAAGTGCCAAGAGATCGTGGCAACCTACGCCTGTCTGCTATTGGTAAGCCTGACAGGAAGCTTTGGTATGATGTCAACAAGAAGCTAACACCAGAGACACTTCCCCCATCTACAAGGATTAAGTTTCTTTATGGATATATTCTTGAGGAGCTTCTGTTGTTCTGTGCTACAGTCGCAGGACATGATGTTAAAGATCAACAGAAAGAAGTTACGCTTGAAGGTGTGGTAGGACATCAGGATTCTATTATTGATGGTGTACTTGTTGATGTTAAGTCTGCCAGTGGTATAGGGTTTGATAAGTTTAAATATAATAAACTAACAGAGGACGATCCGTTTGGTTATGTTGCACAGGTGTCTGCCTATGCAGCAGCTAATGGTCTGGATCGTGCGGCCTTCCTTGCCATCAACAAGTCTACTGGCGAAGTATGTCTTTCTCAACTGCACAGTATGGATATGATTAATGCTAAAGAAAGAATTAAGCATCTTAAAAATGTGGTTGCTGACAGTAGCATACCTGATAAGTGCTATTCCGATTTACCTGATGGTAAGTCTGGCAACCGTAAGCTTGCTGTTGGTTGTGTTTATTGCGAGCATAAGAGAGACTGTTGGTCGGATGCTAATGGCGGTCAAGGTCTACGTGCGTTTAAGTATTCGCAGGGTAAGAGGTATCTTACGCAAGTAGCGAAGCAGCCTGATGTTGAGGAAGTAACTAACTTCTAATGCATTGGGAATATGAAAAAGACTTTGATACTAAGAATAGCTTTGGGTTTGTCTATCGCATTACAAACAAGAAGACTAAGAAAGCCTACATAGGTTGTAAACAATACTACGTTACACGCAAGGGTAAGAAAGTAGAATCAAACTGGCGTATCTATACAGGCTCTAGTAAATATCTTAATGAAGATATTAAGAAACTTGGTAAGAAAAACTTTCGCTTCCAAGTTATTGGTGAGTATAAAAACAAGAGGAGCCTCCGGTACTATGAGTGTTATTTTCAGATGATCTACAAAGTTCTTACAGCAAAGCTAGAGGGAACAGACGAACCTGCATATTACAATAACTATGTAGGTGGTAAGTACTATCGTCCGGTACAAGAGTGGCCTGAAGATGAATGATATTCCTGACTTCGGTACACTGTATGATCTAACTGAGAAAGATTCAGACAAGACATTACATCTTGCCATAATCCTTCAGGCTTTGTTAGACCTATCCAAACCTAAAGAACCCAGTGAAAGTTTAGAGACAGTGCTGCATCGTGATCAAGCAAGCGCATGGGTCTTCTGTTCTGTTGGAGTAACCTGTGAAAACTTTGAGGCAACGTGTGAGCTTGCTGGATTAGAACCTAAAGTAGTAAGAAGTTTCGCTATTAAAACTATAACATCGGAGAACGCTAATGAAATCAGAAGAAAAATTAACTCTTTCCTATGACCATGCAAACTATCCTATACAGGAGGGAAATTATTCTTATTACATGAGGCGTACAAAAGAAGCTAAAGCATTAAAGCAGCAAGTTGGAGGACAACATTACAAGGGATGTAAGATACAACCAGTAGAATATATTCATGCCAATGGGCTTGACTATCTAGAGGGTAATGTGATAAAATACATCACTCGCCATCGCACCAAAGGAGAAGGCAGGAAAGACATAGAGAAAGCTATCCACTACGCCCAACTCATATTGGAAATGGAATACGATAATTAAAGGGGAACAAACCTATGCCACAATTTCGATCTAACGAGAACCCAATGTTTCGCTCTAAGTTTAGCGAAGACATTTTCAAACACAAGTACGCCCATCATGGGTGTGAGACATGGGACGCACTGTCGTCTGTATTGGTGGATGATGTATGTAAAGAATATCTAAGCAAGGATGACAGAGACGCACTGAAGCGTATGATCACTGATCTAAAATTTATTCCCGGTGGTCGCTATCTCTACTATGCAGGTAGAGAGAATAAGTTTTTTAATAATTGTTACCTGCTCAAAGCAGAGGAAGATACCAGAGAAGATTGGGCAGACATCTCATGGAAGTCTGAGTCCTGTCTTATGACAGGTGGTGGTATTGGTATTGATTACTCTGTCTATCGTGAAGAGGGACGCATCCTTAATGGTACTGGTGGTCTGTCCAGTGGACCCATACCTAAGATGCAGATGATCAACGAAATTGGTCGCAGGGTTATGCAGGGTGGTAGTCGTAGGTCTGCTATCTATGCCAGCCTTAACTGGAAACATCCTGATGTAGATAAGTTTCTTACCAGCAAGAACTGGTATGACATGCCTGTTGGAGAAACAGGGTTATCTGTTGGTCAAATTAAGGAGCAAGACTTTAACTTTAATGCTCCTCTTGATATGACAAATGTTAGTGTAAACTATGATACTGAATGGTTACTTAATTATTGGAAGACAGGTGATGTTGGGGATACTTTTAAGCAAAATGTTCGTCAAGCCCTATCAACTGCCGAGCCGGGTTTCTCATTCAACTTCTTTGATAAAGAGAATGAAACGCTTCGCAACGCTTGTACGGAAGTTACTTCCGCTGATGATAGTGATGTTTGTAATCTTGGGTCTGTTAACATGGGCAGGATTGAAAGTCTTTCAGAGTTTGCTGAAGTAGTAGAGCTTGGTACTAAGTTCTTGTTATGCGGTACACTCAGAGCAAAGCTTCCATATGCTAAAGTTTATGAAACCCGTGAGAAGAACCGTAGGCTTGGTCTTGGTCTGATGGGTATGCATGAATGGTTAATCAAAGGAGGACAGAAGTATGAAGTTACTGAAGGACTTCACAAATGGCTATCGGTATATAAAGGAGTTAGTGATCACGTTAGCTCCAGCTTTGCTGATACTCTTGGCTGTAGTCGTCCTGTCGCTAATAGAGCCATTGCTCCAACTGGATCAATAGGTATTCTTGCAGGAACATCTACAGGTGTTGAGCCTATCTTTGCTGTTGCTTATAAGCGCAGGTATCTAAAGGGTGGTAATCGTTGGCACTATCAGTACGTGGTGGACAGTGCAGCACAGGAGATCATTGATCTCTATGGTATTGATCCAAAGAACATTGAGTCAGCACTTGATCTTGCAGAGGACTATCAGAGACGTATGAAGTTTCAGGCAGACGTACAGGACTATGTTGATATGTCTATCAGCAGTACGATCAATCTGCCTAAGTGGGGGAGTAAACTAAACAATGAAGATACTGTTGAAGAGTTTACTAATACTCTTGCTTCTTATGCTCACAGACTGCGTGGCTTCACCGTGTATCCTGATGGATGTAGAGGAGGACAGCCTCTATCTTCGGTGCCGTATTCTGAAGCTGTAGAAAAGCTTGGCGAGGAGTTTGAGGAAGGTCTTGAGACACATGATATCTGTGACATAACAGGTCACGGTGGAAGTTGTGGAGTCTAAAAGTCCTTGTATAAATGTGTGTCAGTTAGAGAATAAGATACACAACATGGTATGTATAGGTTGTCACAGGACGCAAGAAGAAATTGCAGAATGGACAACCTATACAGAACTAGAAAAGTTAAGAATTATTGAGAGAGTTAATCCTGATTCACTTACTTAATTAGCACTTGTAGTTCAACTGGATAGAACAACAGACTTCTAATCTGTAGGTTGCAGGTTCGAGTCCTGCCAAGTGCGCCAAGAAAGTCCTTGACAATAAAGATATTATGTTATATAATAGTATAACGGTTAACTATGGAGTTATATATGAGAAAGTCACCTAACACAGTTTACATTGGATACGATCCAAGAGAAGACGTAGCTTATGAAGTTTTAAAGTTTACAATTGAACGGATTGCTGTTGACAATGTAGACATCAAACCTCTGCGTCTGGATGTTCTGGAACGTATGGGTATGTACAATCGCAAGCATACAGTTCAAAACGGACAGATGATTGATGACATAGATGGCAAGCCATTCTCTACTGAGTTTAGCTTCTCACGTTTTCTTGTACCTGCTTTGAATATGTATCAGGGTTGGGCTTTGTACATGGACTGTGACATGTATCTACGTACTGATATCAATGAAATCTTTGAAGAGTACAACATGGATTACTACCCAGCTTATTGTGTTAAGCATCAGTATGAACCTGCTGAAGAATACAAAATGGATGGTAAGAAGCAGGAACACTATCGCAGGAAGAACTGGTCTAGTCTTATTCTGTGGAACTGTGGACACGATCTAAATAGAAAGCTAACTCCTGAAGTTGTTAACACACAGTCAGGATCATGGCTGCATGGCTTTGAGTGGTTGCCTGATAAAGACTCTGACATTGGAACGATACATCAGGAATGGAACTGGCTTGATGGACACTCACCTGAGGATATGAAAGCTAAGAACGTACACTTTACTACAGGTGGTCCGTGGTTTAAAGAATGGAAGTGTGCCAGATCAATAGACGGTATGTATGCCTCTGAATGGAATGGAGACTACACATACCTTGCAGGAAAAGGAATAATTGAACCTTATGAATTATAAAATTGTTACATGCTTTAATGAAAAGAAACTAAAGAAGAACGCCTTTAAACTTCTCAATGAGTTTAAAGAAAACTGGCAACCAAACATTGAGTTTCATTGTTACTACTATGATCTAGATATCAGTAACTACTCTCTGCCTCAAGCAGATAATATTAAATATCACAAGCTAGAAAGTATTGCTGAGTACTCTGCATTTGTAGAAGAAAATCAAAAACATGATGGAACTGAGGATGGTGCTGTTCAGTATACAGAACTTCTTGATGGACTGTCAGCGGCACCAGAAGTCTTTGCTATTACTGAGTGTGGTTTTGAAAACAAAGACTGTTGGCTTTTGTGGGTTGACCCTATGTGTCTTACAGTTAAAGACATACGAACTACTACTCTTGATAATTATTTTCCTGATCCTTCTTATAATGTAGACTTTATTTATACGCCTGAAACATCTTATCTTATGGCATTCAATCTTGCACGACAGACTGCTGTAGATATTATGGGTGATTGGCGTGGGTCTTATATGTCAGGAGAGTATATCAACTATCGTGAGTGGACATCTGCTTTTATTCTTAGTAGGCTTGTTACTATTTATACAGCACATGGTATGACCGTACATGAGTTTGTAGGTATGGAAAATCTTATAATAAATATTAATCATAAGAGTTCTATCAATGTTCGTAATAGCGAAGGACAAAGGATAGTTAAGCTATCAGATAATGAAACAACTCCTGACATTCTTCCCAGTAGATATAAGCAGCTTGCTGATACTATTCGTTTCTATAAACCAAAGACTATACTAGAAACAGGCACATGGAATGGTGGTCGTGCTATTGAGATGGCGCTTGCTGCCTTTGATAGAAATGATTCTGTACATTATATTGGTTATGATCTCTTTGAAGATGCGACAACAGCAACAGATAAAGAAGAGTTCAATGCCAAGCCACACAATACTATGGAAGCTGTAAGAAAAAGACTTGATGAGTTTAAAGAACATATAAAGAAAGAAAATAATAAAGAATTTTCTTATGAGCTACACAAGGGTAATGTTCGTGATACTCTTGAAAAAAGAAACAAACCCTTTAATGCAGACTTTGCCTTAATGGGTAGTGGTAATAGTATTAAAACTGTTCAACATGAATTTGATATGTTAAGCAACACTCCTGTTATTATGGGTGATCACTTCTTTACAAAAGAAGATAATGAGAAGATGCCTGATGATCAGTATCAGGGAATGAAAGTATTGTTTGATTCTATTCCTACTAAGAAGTTACATGAAGAAAAAACTACAGAAGATGGATGGACTACCTTTGATGAAAAATCTAACATAAGAAAGTATGTACTTCCTTCTGATGATAAAGTCTTAGGAGGTGGTCGCACACATCTTGTAGTCTTTCTAACAGATGAATCTATTGCAGACATTCCACCAGAACTAAAACAAGTTCCTATTGTTGTACATCCCAGAGACTCCGTTCCAAAGGAATATATTCGTAACAATATTATAACAAATCTTAAACACATAGATAAAGATAAGTGGGTAAAGAAACATCCTGCTCATAAAGAGAAGGCCGTTATTGTTTCTGCTGGTCCTTATCTAGACTATGCAGAACTAGAAAAGTTTATCCATGATAACCCCGGATGTAAAGTTCTATCAGTTAAACATGCCCTGCCGGGACTATTGAAAAATAATATTATACCGTGGGGTTGTATTGTTCTTGATCCCAGACCTATCACTGGTCAGAGTACACACAACATTGTACGAAAAGACTTGTTTGAAAAAACTGACCCCAGTATTAATTTCTTTGTTGCCTCTATGACTGACCCTTCTGTTACAGAATATCTTAAAGAAAAAGATACTCGTATGTGGGGATGGCACGCCTTTACTGACTCACTTCGTGAAGAAGATGAACAAGGTAAGATGATTGAGAACCAACAGGTTAAGTTAAACGAAGAGCTTGGTATCCCACAAGGAGCTACTCTTATTACTGGTGGTACGTGTGCTGCCATGCGTGGTATTGGTATGCTACACACAATGGGCTTCAGAGATATACATCTCTTTGGTTTTGACTGTTGCCGTGAAGAGCCAAGCAAAGAGGAGATGACAGAAACTACAGGTGATCTTGAGGGTGGTGAGACTCCTAAACCTAAATACATACAAGTCAATGTTAAAGATAAATCTTATTGGACTACAGGTGAGCTACTAGCTATGGCACAGGATTGTGAAAAAGTTTTTAATGATCCCGGTCTTGAGGGTGTTCTTTCCTTTCATGGTAAGGATACGATGGTAGCTGATCTCTGGAAGATTAAAGAAGAGCAAGAAACTAGGCCACAGTTTAAAGGATATTATAATGTCTGATATTAATATAGATAACATTAACAGTAGACATAATCCATCAGATGATTATGTTAATCTTGTTAAAATGTATGAAGAGAAGCATGATCAGGGAGAAGGAATGTTCAATGGACGTAGCCTTCTAAAATTTGTGGACCTTATTAAACTATATCTAAAAAACAATGACTGTAAGTCTGTGCTTGACTATGGTTGTGGTAAGGCAGTATTGTACTCTGATAAGTTCTCAGAGATGACTAATGAGATTGACTGCCCTCTGCCTGAGTACTGGGAGTTGGATGAGTGCGAACTCTTTGAT